TACTGTGGATTAAATCGTAGTCCCTCGTATTCTCAATTGTACCACACAAAACGGCATTCGCTATCTCTTCCCCTAAAAATCCAGCAATATTGCCTTCTCCTTTTGTGATGGAGTTCCTGATTTCTCCCATTTCTAGGGCTTTATGGTAGGCCTTTAGTTTCATTTCTTTAGTAATTTTAACTTGTAGCATTTGCCATACCCTAAATCTAGTCTTGAATTTTACCGCCACCTGATCCATATCTTCCATGACTATGGTCTGGATGGATATAGTTATCAGTTACCCAGTCTATACCCTTTTCTTTAATCATATGTTGAACCTGATCGCATATAGACATCTTTTCACCCCTCGATCTTATTTTACCAAATCTGAACTCGTCAATAGATACGATATTACTGCCCATCTCTTCAAAAGAATTCATTCCAGCATCACAGAACTTAGTACATTTCCATTTTTTATGTGGATACTTTGTTTTGACTTGAGTTGGCATTTCAGTATCTCTGATCGCTTCAAATCTAGTTTTTATTATTTTTTCTGTATCTTCTAGATCAGAATCTTGCAGGAGGATAGTAAATGGACCCCCAGTATTTATGTAATATATAGTAATAAGGAAAGTGTGTACATGAGGATATAGGCGTTTTACCGCATAATGGTAAAGCCTTAATTGCGGATCATAGAAAAGGTTTTCTTGAGTCTTTTCTTTATCAGTAGCCCAATCCTTCCTCATTCCAGTCTTCCAGTCCAATACCTCATATACTCCATCACCCATATCTGATATTAGGTCAATAGTTCCTTTAAGGGATAAGTAGCCCTTTAGGTCATGTTTTGGATAGTCAAACTTAGCCCAATCTTCTTTTATTTCAAAGTCAAAGTGAGGCTCGGCGTCTACTATGTCCCTGTTTCTAGGATCGAACATTCCACCTTTATGGTGCAACGCCTTCCAAGCCCAATTAAAACAGTCTTTAAAATCCTTCTTTTCCCATACATGGTAGTCGAATTTATTAGTATAGTAATTATATACTTTTAAAGATATTTGTTTCAAATACTTAGGGTCATAGTTATTAGTTATAACTTCACCAATCTCTTCGTCCTGATAGGTTTCTTTGCCTTCCTGAATAGCTTTCTTAGCCAAAGCACAAACCTCAAGTATCTTATGAGTAATTGTGCCCTTATCAGCCTTTTTGCCACCATTACCTCTAATCCCTAATGTATATTCAATATAATACTGCATAGGGCAAAAGCGATGAGTATTAAAGGAGCTACTTCTAAAATAAACTATTGGTATTCCCATTTTATCTCCAGAGTGTTTTATTCCGGTACTACTGTAAGATTTTTACATCCAAGCTCTACAAGGGCTTCGTATACCGCTCTAAATTGTTCGTCAAAAGTCATGCTGCCATTTTCTACTACTTTATGGCAAAGGTTAAAATTAATTTCTTCGCTTTTATGCAGATCTTTAGACTTAAATATATCTTTCTTTAAACCTACTACTATCCCACCCGCTCTATCTACACTGATAAGCTCATTATCAAATCTTGCATCATAGATTAAAGCTAGTTCTGGATTATCTTCTTTAATTCTTCTGAATAGAACTTCAAGCCATACTGGCTGATACATTTTTCTGAATATCTCAGTGCCTACAAACTGTAGAATATCTCTTATGGCCATTGGTCCCGGCTCGTGATAAACTAGTAAGAAATTTTCGTCCTGATGACTTTTTGGCATATTCGGTCCAAGACATTTTTTTGTAATAGAGTCAAATAGCTTTTTATTTGTTACAACTCCCGGCATATTTTCCCATCTCAAATAAGTCTCAGTCATTTTATCTGCATCGCTGCCGTAGACCTTTTCCCTCGGCAGGTTGAAAATATCAATGACTAAATCTTTTAGAGCATCTGCAAAGCCATAAATCCTAACCTTGTTTAAATCTTTTAAAACTTGAGGAGCATTTACATACGGCTTTTTAAAAAGCATCCACTTTTTATTTCCTGACTCTCCAAAGATATCAGTTACTTCTATTTCTCCATCTTCATTTATTCTTGAACTCTTGCAAACTCCATTTTCAATAAGCTTAAGAGCAGTGATAAAATTGCAACATGTATTTTTACCACTTTGTTTTTTACCAGCAAACGCAATAATTTGTGTCATGAGTTAACTTTCTCTATATTTTTAATACAAGGTAAAATTTCATCGATTACTTCATCGACAGTCATTTCACTAATATCTTCCTTAGTAGGCTCTATAATACGAACCTCATAATCATTGTCTTTACACTGTTCTTTGATGATCTCTGCCGCCTTTTGACCTGCAAGATTTTCATCCGAGTCCATGATTAATATCAAAGCTGAAATTCCACATTCTTCTAGCATCATTTTTTGTTCTATATTTAGTGAAGTTCCAAATATTGCAACAGAATTATGTACTCCAGCCTCTTCAAGCCTCCATACATTACCCGGAGACTCTACTAAGATCGCAACACTAGTTTTCTTGATATACTCTTTGGCATTGCTAAAATTATACAACAACCTTTCTACTTCTAGATTTTTACTGTGCTTCCATTTGGGACAAAAGAAACACTTATAAGAGTCTGGGCTATGATAATTTCCACACTTTTCGCATTCTTCAAAAATGCTCCTACCTGTAAAACCAACTATGAGTCTACCATCTTCGTCATAGACAGGTACCACTGACCTATTGAAAAAGTACTTACCTCTAGTCTTACAAATACCTACATCGTACTTGTCTAGTATCTCTTTTGAATAGCCTCTATTTACATGGTACCAAGAAGGCATATATATTCTTTGCCTGAAGAAATCTCTTTCAATAGTGCCCTTAACCCTTTTCCTTTTGATTGGCTTTTTAGGTCTACTAATAGTTTTAAATTCAGGCTCAGAGGTTTCAAGCTCATCAAAAGTTAGGTTATATCTTTTTAATAGAAAATCAATAGTCTCATTAAAGCTTACAGTTTGATCGCCCGGAACTTTCCAGTCATATTTTAAGTGAGACAATCCGCCTCTAATCATACTTATTAAAGAAGTCCCAAAGTGATTTTCACAAAGGTGCGTTCTACATTTATAATGCACTCTATAGTCTGCATCATAGTATAAATTAAGGGCACTTCTATTATCGCCCCCATGAATAAAGCATGTAGAGAAATAGACTCTAGTACCCTTATACGATTCTACATCAAAAAAATTATATATGTTTTCTATATCCTCCAAGACTATAGATGTAAGCTTATTAAGTTTAGTTTGATCCCGCATATATCTAGAATTGGATATCTTCTTCTTCATCATATGAACCTTCTGAGTCTTTATCGTTATTAATCTCGTAGGCAGTTTTACCTTCAATAAGCTTAGCGTATTTACCTTCCATAGAGACATTAATGTAGTCCCCATTCTCAAGACCTTCACCTTGTCTTGCGATAACAGGAACCATTTTTCTATTACCATGTTCTGGACCATCACTAGCTATCTCTTCATCAGATTTAACTTTATAAATAGTGAAGTTAGAACATAACCACATAATACGGTCAGAACCACTAGCCGCATCAGTAGATTCTTTAGTAATACCATCTCTATTGAGTTGGATAAACGCTAAGATTGGAACTTCATAACGCAAGGCAAAGTTATGCAAGGATGTCATCATAAAACCTAAAAGCTGAAACTCTTTAAGATCACTCTTAGCTAGTTCTGACATTTCCATAAGCTTTACATAGTCATATATAATAACACAGTCTTTAGCTTTACCTTTATCATTAGATCCTACTACCTTATTAATCCACCTTCTCATAATAGATAGTTGGTCTTCAAAAGATCGACCACCAATATTTTTATGGTAGAAAGGAAGATCTTTATTTTCTCTGGCCATAGCCATCATTTGATCTTTTCTGTAGTTGTTTGAAGCAAACTTACCAGTTTCGATCTCATTGATTGTAGACTTTCCTTTAGTGTTATAGGAAAGCATAGAGCCGCCACGAAGCTGTTGGTCGGTCTTTGTCATTTCTGTATCCATGTATAGAACAGGGATATTATTTTTAGATATATGGGAGGCCATATTAAGGCCAATCAAACTTTTACCAACCTTAGTTCTAGCTCCAATTACGCTAATAGCTCCCTTTCTTAAGCCTCCACCGATAGAAAAATCGTACTTAGGAAAACCTGTAGCAATACCTACTTGATCAATAGGGTTAGCCGCACGCTCTTCTAGGTGTTCATCCAAGTCTTCAAATAATTTTTCTGGAGCATCATCATGATCATTTAGTAGTGATGTGAAATCAAAAATAGATTCTTCAGCAATACCAAGGATATGCGAGATTGTTTCTTCGCCAGTAATATTTTCATACTTACCTTGAGCTAATTCTAGCTGCTCGTGCATAAGACGACCAACTTCTAGCTTCCTAATTTTAGCCCCAAACCTTCTTATGTTATCAAAGTTAACAGGATACTTAGCAATACCCGATAGGTGGCTAAGCTCTTGAGGTCTAGAGAAATAGTTTTTTAGCCCTAATTCTTGTGCAGAAGATAGAATAGAAGGTACATCGAGTTTCCTCGTGTCGTCTGTTTCTAGTATCTTTTTAAAACATGAGTATATAATTTCATTAGATTGATTAGTAAAAGAACTCTCACTAATAATATCGCATACATCAAAGTAAGCTTCTGATCCATGCCTAAAAATTCCAGCAAGAACTGCTTTTTCTGCTACTTCATCTGATAAAACCATATTTACCTCACACAACAACAGTCGTTACATTTATAAGTATTTTTTTTAAAAACAATAGAGGAAGAGACTGTCTCTTCTTTACCACAGACTGTACATACAACATCAATAAGATGATTATTCCTGAAGTCCTTTTTAACTAAACCCTTTTCGTATAGTTCTTTTACTTCTTTATCATCTTTAACAGCCTCTTGAAATTCTTTTCTTTCACTTTGGCTCATTAGTCTTATGTATTTTTCTGGTCTAAATTTATTCTCCCTTTTATTGGAGAGTTCCATTTGCTCGACCCTGCCGTTGTCTTTACCTCTACCATTAAATCTACTACCGCTTTTTTTGTTTCCAGACCTGTTTGGTTCCTTTTTGGCTTTATTTTTAGCTTTATTGTAGCCAGAACCCCTCCTTCTGATGGTATGGTAGTTGGTATTCTCTTTTTTTTCTTCTTCTTCATTAGTGCTATCTAGTATTTTTTCTAAATCTTCCTCTGATAAAGAGTCTAAGATAGCTTTTATTAATGCTGCTTTTTTACTCATTTCATACCTTTCGCTCTTTGTAGATTGACAAAAGACTCACCAACGCTCTTTATTGAATTAGCTAGGAAAGATAATCGTTCAGCCCTTTGCTTAGCATGTTGATATATGCTGTATAGTTTTCTTGTGTAGTCATCCGATTGTATTGCTTGATTATACTGACTTTCCCATGAACCAGAAAACTGAGTTTCTTTTCCAGATACTAGTTGTTTAAGTTGACTATTAGCCCAAAACACACGAGAAGTCTCACGATTATGACACCTTTGTATATGGTAGGCAAGAGAGTTGAGGACAACCGATATTTCAGCACAATCTTCTAGGTCAAGCCTCTCCATTTCTTCTCTACTTAATGATAGGTATTTCTGTGCCCCGTTGTCGTTGATATCATCTTCATATTTTGATAGACCTATCTTATTTTCATATTCATCTAAAATTCTATCAACATTTTTCATCCTGTCTATCGGAGTTCTATTCTCTTCTGCCATTCTTCTACCTTTTCATTATATGGAAGCTCTATATATGTTATCCCGTTGATTTCACACCACTCTTTTTTTTCATTATCTTTTTTCTTCTGCATCAAAAAATCTCTTACTGACCCATGAAACAAAGAGTTAAACTTATAGTGCTGTTGTCCGTGAACTTCTACTACTAGCTGGATGTTACTTATATAGAAATCAAAGTATTGAGTTGTCCCCCTTTTGGGACTAAAGGAGACCTCTTCTAAAATCCTCATAGTTGGAAATAGCGAATATATAATCTCTCTAGCCTGAACATGAAGCTTAGACCTTTTAGATCTTTTTTCTCCAGCACTTACTATGTCCCCCTTAATTATCCAGTTAGTAACTTCACCGTCTAGATATTTAACTTTCATGTTGCCCTCACGACTAAATCTGATCCAAGTATAGCATAATTACAATCTGTCCAAGCAACAGACTCATTCTCCCACCTTAGTCTATAAGCCTGCCAACAAAAATCGTCTTGCGTGCATGGATTAATAAGTCCATTTCTGCTAGTGTCAATTAATACTGCCATATCTACCTCATCAGAAGGGAATATTGTAATTTTTTCCCCCTTAACTACTGTTTTTATATGACCCCTCGCTGTTTTATTTTGACCAACTATCTTTTTAAAAACTTCTTTATAAAGTTTAGTATTCATTGCTATATGAGAAGCTTTGAAAGACGAAAGAGCAGATTCAATAGCATACAATAAAGGAGAATTATAAAAATGACCATAAGAACAGCATGTATTCTTAGAGTGCTCGCTGGCAAACTGTAAAAGCCTACAGATAGATTTATTTTTTTGTTTTCTTAAATCTTCTATAGCTAATTTGTCAAGGTTTTCTTTATCAGAACCTGTTGCGCTAAAAAAATCAGATTTAATTTGAATAATAGGGAAAATAGCATAATCTTGTTGTTTTTGTATTTCTGGATTTCCATTTTCATTTATAAAAAAACAATCAAAATCCTTGCTGTAGGGGTCAGGCATTCCCCCTTTTGATAAGGATAAAAAATCAATAGGGTACTCTGGAGCCATACCGGGCTCTAAGTAGTGTTTTTCAAATAGCTCTTCAGATAAATCTAGATCGGTTTCCATAATATATCCTTAATTTAAATTCCAACAAGTTCATAGACTTGTGACTTTAGGTCTAAAAAGGCATTTTCATTTTCTTCAAGATACTGACAATATTTAGATTTCCCTTGTATTTTTTCTCCACTAGGTAGGCTTAGCCAAGTTGAATTCTCTACAATGCCAAAATCTTGTGCCAATTCTAAAACTTCATATTCTTCCCAGATTCCTCTTCCAAACTTAATTATACTAGTCACCTTTTGCCCCGGAGGACCAATTGCTGAGTTTTCTATAACCCAATGGACCTTCTGGCCGATAATAGATTCTCCCTGCTTCAACATTTCCTTATGGGTAGCCCAAAGTTTAACGTCTTGGGCGTACTTAAGGGCATTTCCAGATTTTTCTGTTTTCTCTTTACCTGCTCCAAACTTTTTAATATTAGCCATAAGGTGAGTGATGCCGACTAAAGTTACTCTATTAACAGGCAAAACGTTAGCAAATCTTCTTGTGAACTTGCTAAGCACTCTATTCATTGGTGCAACGCTAGACTCATTAATTTCTTTATTTAGCTCTTCCTCAGAAGCTAAAGCTGAAAATGAATCTACAACGCAGACACTATGTGGGTCATTATGAATTCTATTGTCTAAAATAGATACATAGTCTTCGCCAGAAAGGATATGTCCAACCTTAGAACCTATGATTTTAAAGACAGCAGGATCAAGATTTAATCCATAAATACCTTGAAGATCTCTTTTTTTAATACGACCCTCAATATTAGCATAGTGCGTAGTTCTGGTCTGACCATTATCAAGTTTTACCTTTTGAGCATTCCTTACAAAGTTCAAAGCAGTGACTGTTTTCCCTACCTTTTCAGGTCCAGTCATAATAAAAAGACATCCCTCTGGAACGCCTCCACCGAGTGCTACATCAATTTTAGGACTAACAGATATTACAGGTGGTGGATTATCAATAAATTCATAAGCACTCCAAATAATTTCCCCATACTTTTTAATGATATCTTTATCTCTTGCATCAACCTCTTTTTTAGGCTCAGCAGAAGTCTTTTTCTTCTTTTTCTTAGTTTTAGTTTCTTCTACCTTTGTATCTTCTTTATTCTCTTCTGTCATTCAAGTTCCTCTAATTTAGAAATAATTGATTTTTTACTTTTCTTGTTGCTACTAGAGAAAGTTTTTTTCTCAGAGAAATCATACTCAAGGTTTTTAGCTATCTTCTTAGATATGTCTTGCTTTTTCTTATATTCTTCACAAATATTTTTCAAGAAAGGACTTCTTAATGAGTATGTCTTCCACATCCTTTTATCGTTGAGTGCCGATATTATTACATGCTCTCCATATTCTTTTATCAATCTATTAGCTAACATGATTTGATATTTAAAAAACTTATTCCAATCCTTTAAGTCCCAAAATTTTAAAGGTAACTCTTTACCTTCTGTTTTAGCCTTTTTTTCGCATATTAGTTCTGTAACATATTGAGCAGAGTGTACCCATCCTTGTGGAGAATATCTAGACGGGTATCGACTCTTTTCAGTTCTTTCTTTAGCCATTAATCTTCATCTTTAATTTTATGAATAACTTTTTGATATTTCTTAATAACTTTATCGCGACCGACCCTTGAGCTTCTAGTTTGTTCTGACCTTGAAGACTCTTGACCAGTCATGATGCTAACAGCCTTTTCTTTCTTAGCTGCTGTTTCTCTAATAAATTGAGTTTTATTTATTTTAGTTGATGGTCTTTTTTTAAGCTCTTCTTCTGCTGGAAGCTCTGGCATATATTTTTCCACTAATGCCACAGGCCTATCTAAAAACTCAGCAATATCTTGAGAGCTTTCACCTTCTTTAGCCATATTATCTACACAGTATTTTTCTACTTGTGTCATCTTACCTTTTTTCATAATCAAACCTCTCTATTAGCGTTGTTAATCCAAGCCGGATTTTTTGTTTTTAAGTAATTAACATAAAGATCGAAAACCTTTTTCGATACTGGTTCAAATTTCCATTGAGGCCTACCTGCTTCATTCATAAAGATGTCAGCCCTACCTTCAGAGTACATGCCTACAGGGTCATACAGCCTCCCATGCCTATTCCGTTTAACGTAGTAGTTAGACCTATTACCTTTTGTAAACTTAAGTGCATATGCATCTTTTAGAGAAAAGACTTCATCTTTATTTTTTTCGTCTATTTCATAATCTAGTAATGGATTTTTATTCTCATCTAGATAATCATGTTTTCCAAAAAAGGTATATACTTCATAGTAAAACGGTTCATCTTTTTTCTTTTCTTCGTTGATAGTGAAATGTGTCATGTTACTTTTCTTTCTTTCTTCTATTTTTGATTTCATCTTTTTCCATATATCTAGCTAGATCTTTATCTTCTTTAACTCTAGACATACCTGTAGGAAGCTCTTTAATCCCCGATTCAGGTTCTTGTTGAGTAACAAAGCTTCTCTCCATAGCCTCACATTTAGCTTTTCCGTACTTTTTAGATTGCTTTTCTGCATACTCTCCGAGAGTAGAACATTCATGTAGGCTCTTTATGTAATTAGGTACTACACTATCTTGAGAATATTCTCTATAGATTTTACGACTTTTACACTGTTTACATTTAACATTCTTAAACTTTTCATCATATTCAGATATCTTCCAAACTTTTGTAAAAATATGATTACATTTATCACACTTTAATGTATATTCAGGCATTAATAATCTCCACTTAGTATAACTCTGCGACTATCTAGAACAGCAAATCCTACTTCAGGATAAGGATCATATAGGGTCACATTGCTAATTTTAATTCGCTTCCCCGTTTCTTTTATAAGATAGTCTCTGCCTTCTTTGATATTCCATTGGCCATAAAGAAGCTCTTTTTTAGTTGTCTCGTCAATATGATCGATACCCCAGTTTTTTATATCTTCATAACTTTCTGGTTTTAACTCGTTCCTTACATTATTTTCAGCTAAAACCTTAGCTCCACCCAAAACGGTCGAACTAAGAGCAGCAACAACCCCTCCAAGAAATGATCTTCTTGAGATGCTCATTTTCTTCCTTTCTAATTAATTTCTTGTATACTTCTAATAGAATAATTGTAGAATTTATATTCAACAGTACTCCCATCGCGATAGAACTTCATTCTTAAATAAAACCTATTACTAGGCTCTCCAAGCAAAGAAGGAAAATCATCTACAACCTTTTCAACCTTAAGTCCGTTACAGATTATATCGAATTCGGGTTCTTTTTTCTTAAATCCCTCATTCCTTTCTACAATATAGTTGCTAATAGAACTTCCTGTCGGCCCAAGGTTTACGCGATACCTTTTTTTGGAATTGTCGAAAAGATGTTTCTCTAAGACAAAATATGGCAAATAATTGGAATAAGCATTTAGATCAGCAACAATAAAATGAAGCATAAAGTCAGCACTTACCACTTTTGTTTTTGGTAAAAACTGACCAATGCTCATGTTTGTTTTTGATTCTATATCACAAGAGAAGTAAAGTAATAAGAAAATAAAGAGAAACTTAAACATCGTTAGTCTCTTCGTAGTTTTTCGTAGAATAATTAAGGTATGCCAACATTTTATTAAAATCTCTGCGATTATGATTCATTATTTTCCTCTTTAATTGTGTGTTTTCCTACATCTAAGCAGTTTTTACAGTAAATTTTAGAGCATCTTGAGTCAATAGCGTCAGCAGAAAGCTTCAATCTAAAGCCCTCATGGCCCTTTCTGTATCTCCCACTTACCTCAACA